CCGAGGGCACACCTTTGTCGTTGAGATGCTTGGAGGCTTCGACCACCTTCGCCACAGTCATGCCGCCCGAACCGTGGACAATAGTGCCCGCCGGACTCGACTCAGCAGCCAGGGCGTCGATAATCAACTGATCCACGCGACGACCCAACGCACCCGCAATGGTCTGCGCTAGTTCGCGTTGCTCGTCAAAATTGACCTCGGCAGCATCGAAAATGTCGGTGTACTCCGGCGCGTTCCAGTTTCCGAGCGTGCAGGAGATAAGAGAGTGCGAAACGTCCATCGGCGTTACGTCCGCTTGGGTGGCCTTTTGGTTTGCCAGGCCCTTACCCATTTTGCGGAACTTGTAAATATCGCCGACTACGCCATTACGCACTGTAACGGTGTCGCGTAATGACCCAGCTGTTTGAAACGCGTGTTTAACGTCGTCATCAAACTGAGTCACCGCAACCGGTGACAGATTTACGGACATAGTATTTGATCCTTATCAATGTCTAAAAAATGCCGGGCTTACGCCTGGCGCCTTTCGACATTCGGGTATCCGCTGCGCGGGCCGACGTCTTACGGCGTGCGTGCCGTATGATCCGACTCCGGTCAGGGCTCGATAAGGATCGAGGTGTCCGTTCCTAGAGCTGACAGTTACACGTTTGCGTTGCGGGCTCGCTTGCGCGAGGTATCCACCACAACCGCTTTACCTGCCTAGATACGGATTGTATCCATAACAATGGTTACATTTCAACTTTTAGGCGGCCGTGCCATACGCCTCCTGGTAGGCACGGTCTACCTGTTTCTTATATTCGGGGTCCACACTCATGCGCAGGTGCCCGGTTTCAGTCTTGGCGTAACGCATCTGGCGCAATTCTTCGGCCGTGGTATGCCCACTGGATTGCGTTACCTGGGGATCGCGGGCCAGTTTGGCCTCGCGTGTTCTGCCAATCATGGATTCGAGCAGCTCCACCCCGACTGCTGTGGATGCCACGCCTTTGAATATCTCCCACTGCTCTCCTGACAGGTTGCCCTGGCCCCAATCAGCCAGGTCGGTCAGACGTGATTTGGCGTTATCACCGAGAGCTGCGAGCTCATTCTGCCGATTATTGTTAACCATTTCCTGCTCGGTTGAGAGATAACCGGACACGAACCGTTCAAATGCCGCCTGGTTCATGCCGGATTCGCGGGCAGTCTGCTTAAACCAATCGACCATCGGGTTGCTTTCCAGCACCCCGGCATCCAGACCCTCGACCTGGGGCACCTCATAATCACCATCGGGTGCGCCGGTAAATGCACCCATGCGCTTTTCCAGCTCGCCGTAGGCTTTAGCCTGGTCCTCGACGGTTTTGTATTTGTCCTGACGGAACCACTCGGGCACGTCCTGGGCGCCATCGACTTCAGCTGGTGCGCTCTCAACGGTATCAATTAAGGAATCGCCAGGCACTGCCTCGGCAGCAACTGCCGGCTGTTCGGTTTCGGTGGCTTGTACTTCCTGCTCGTCTGTCATGGGGGATACCTCACTGTTTTTGGGCTGTTTCGATCTGCGCCAGGATTTGACGCACCAGATCGGCACGACCCTCGCGGATGCCGGCATCGAACTGTGTCGATCCCGGGGTCACGGTGGGACGCAAAATGGTTATGGCAATGAGCCGGTCGAGCACGAACTGACCAGCTTCGGTACGGAAACACTCGTGGAAGCGTGAGGCAATTTCCCGGCCTTTGGCCGCGCTTTCCTTGGACTGCCCTGGTGGCTCAATATCCAGCGCCGCCCAGCCCTTACGGGCCTTGACTTGTTCAATCATGCAGTAGGTTGCTGTGCCGCCTGTGCCAGCGTTGCCGCCTCTGCCATTTCCTCGCGTTCTACTTCTGTGCGCAACAGGTCAGCCTCGAGGCCGAGCTTTTTGCCAATGTACGATGGCAGGTCCTCCAGTTTGGTGCCGAGTCCTAATACCATAGGCCCAAGCTGGCCGACGGTCTGCAGGTACTGATTGACGGCCATCAGATCGTCCTGGTCCTGGGCGCGAGCCAATGGACTGGTGTGCTTGATGGTGACCTCTTTGCCATCGACCCGGATATCAGGAATCTTGCCGGCCCGCTTCAAGATTGACACGGCCCGCTTTATAACCTTCTCCACGAACTCGGTCTGCATCCGACCAAAGGCGCTACCGGAATCCTGTACCAACTCCTGATTGCGTATAGCCATTTCGGTGGCGCTGCGTACCGGCGAATCAATCTCGCCAAAGGGCTCAGCAAACAATGCTTTATTGATCCGTTTTCTGAGGTCATCGAGCACCAGGGCACTGAACTGGATATCGCCGGAGCGGTCCAGCGGTCGCAGTGTCGGGTTGGAGTTGTCGTTACTGCCGACCGGGATAATGGCGCCCGGGGTCAGCCGAATGTTGTATGGGTTAATCACCCCATCATCGGCAGCGGTGTACACCCCGGAGATTGCTAGGGCCGCGTTCTTGAGAACATACTCGACCACCTTGTTGGCAGTCTTGATATCGGGCAGCACCTGCATGATCCGGCCACGGCCCAGCGTTTCCCCAGGGACCACATACTCACGAAACACAATCCACGGGGACACGTCGTAATCCTGGCCGAATATGTATTCCTTGCTCGCTTCTTCCATCACGCACTGATGCCAATAGCCGCGCTTGGGCAGATAGACCGTGCCCTCGATTAGGTGCACCTTCTCATCGGGGCGCTCGCTGGCCTTTTGCTTCATGGTTTCCGACATCTCGGCACCCGGCCATAGCCGGTCGATATGCCGGGCTGGGACCTTGTGCTCACGCCAGACAGTTTCTATCGAGCCCCACGGTCCAGCCTCGGGGAATATCTCAGTCAGTGGTGCACTATGAAATTCCAGGGCCGAGCCAGCGCCATCGGATTCTTCGAGCGACATCACCCCGGTCGATACCGCAAGGTCAAGGAATGACTCGTGCGCCTGGGTCGCAAAGTTGCTGTGATTGATGTGATCGAAAATGATCTTGGTCACATCATCGAGGACCGGTTGAATATTCTCGTGCTCGTCCTCGGGTATCTCGGAACCCGGCACCAGCATCGACCATTCGCGCCACGGTGGGATCAGTGTAGCCTGCAGCCGGCTGGCAAACTTCTGCGTACCGACCACGGCAGTCGAGTCATAGATATCTTCGTTCTTTTTCTGCCCCCGCGAGAACTGGGTCATAGTATTACGCTGGGGTAATGCGTACTCGTAGCACTCCCTCAAATGGGTCTGCCAGGATGATCGCTGTTTCTTGGCCGCCTGGAATCGCTTAACCAGGTCCTCGTTGGTTCCCAGCTCGCTGGGTTTGTTGTACTTCACGATCCGAGCGTTGTCGTTGCTGGGATACCCAGCTCAGACCCTGACAACAACGAGAGGCGCCCAAACTTGCGAGATGATTTCAGTTTCTTCCTCTTGTCCTCGGTCACTTGCGTTAATTCATCAATCTGTTTCTTGCGTGCTTCGTCTGCCGCATCGAGCGACCTTTGGATCGCCTCCATTTGCTCGGCATATCTCGCATCTACTTCAGCCAGGTACGCATCCATATCAAACGCCGGTGCTGGTGCTGGTGCTGCTGGTGCTGCTGGTGCTGCTGGTGCTGGGGCCGGCTTTGGTTTTGGTTTTGGTGCCGGCGCAGCTACAACAGGCGCGGGTGCTGGTGCTGGCTTTGGTTGTGCAGCTGCAGCCGCAGCTAAATCCTGTCGCCAATCACCGCCGCCGCCTTGGTTGCCAGCCAGTTCTGCCGCTTCCATTGCTGCGTTGGCGTTAAATGCCGCTTGACGCTCAGCGTCGGATTTTCCCATGAGTCCAGCTAATGCGCTTTTAGTTTCTTTTGATGCGTCTTTTGCGCCCGGGGCGACACCTGGACCTTTATTTTTACTTTTGCCGAACCCGAACCCACCGAACCCAGTAGGGGTGGCTTGCCCCATACCAGTATCTATGCCGGAACCCCCACCATCAGCGCCGCCGCCGGCGTTGGAACAGAGATGTCCACGCTTATGCTGCAGATATTCTTCGTCCTCAAACCGAAATGTACGTCTATCCATAATGTCCCCGATTTAAATGTCGCCACAGTTGTCGCGGCGTGAGTACCCACCGTGCACGGATACCGAGCAGTGCCTTGATCTGCGAAACGCAGGTCCAGGGCCCGAATAACCACGGCACGCGGATACGATCTGTATCCAAGTGATTGAAGTTTACCCGACAAAGGCCATCTATTTCCATTCTTGCAACGATCTCGGGTAGGTCGCTCTCCTGGTCATACTCAAGCACCTGCACCTCGAGGTAGGCAATACGCGGATGCACCATTACCCAATGCTTGCCGGTCCACTTGAGGGCAAAGACGTGCAGCGCCCGGGGATGCAGAAAACGGTTCCACCAGCGTGGCGATCCCTGGTGTGTGAACGCTATGACGTAATAACTCAACCAAAGACACTCCAACCCTGATCTGCCTGGATCGGCTTTGTTGGCCCCGGGGTGTGGTGCTTGAGGATTGCCCTGCCCTCACCGGCACCGAGCATCAGGTACTGCGCCGCGTCCGCGACGTGACTGTACTGGTTCTTATCCGGCTTATCGTGAAACCTCTCGTCACCAGCAACCTGCACCCGCTTGTAGCAGTAGCCACCACCCATAGCCTTGCGCAGCGACGTGCAGGTCGGCGAGATCAACAGACCCGGTTCGCCATCGACCAGGCGCGACAACGGTGTCGCCACCGATTCACGTCGCAGGGTAAAGTCATTGCTCGGCGCCGGTCGTGCCTTGATGCCCCTGGCACGCAGTATCTGGAACGGTGTGGTTTCGTCAGTCTGCGCCCTTTGGTCGCCTGCCGGATCACCCCATACCTGGAACTCAGCACCCGGGAACTTCGAGGCCATCTCGTTCTGCAGCAGCTCGGCGAACCTGACTGCGCCCATATCCTCGGTCACCAGCTCATGTATCCAGCGCCAGCGACCACGCACATCACGCTGACCAAAGACCGCAGCCGGCGTCAGACCAAAGTCGATACCGATCACCACTGGCGTATTGTCCAGGGGCTTGAGGGTTTCACGCGAAACGTGCAGGTGATCGCGGAACTCGGGATAGACCGGCCTGCCCTCAGAGATAAATCCATACTCACCATCAACATAAACCCGGACCCACTCATCGTCTTTGCCGGTCGTCAGCCGGTCGTAGTATCCGGCGGGCAGGTTATCAATGTTCTCAGCATCAGGACCCCGGCCGCTTGGCTGCTTGAACAGTCGCCATCCATCCGGTGCCACTTCCTCGAACAGCCGATACCACCAATGGTCGCTGTCTGGTGGGTTGGTATCCATGATGACCCCGAGCCAGGTCGGCCCGCCTTCGCGCTTGGATGGGTATCTGCCCACTCGTCCCTGCAGCATATCAATCACCGCCCGGGGTACTTCCCTGGCCTCGTTGACCCAGGCCCCGGTCAGCTCGAGTGATAGCAGTTTCTTAACGTCCTGGGGCCTATCGAGAGCGCGGAACATAATTTCGGCCTCGACGTCCTTAAACTTGATACGGTGCACCATATCCTGATTGACAAAATCACCGACATCATCGAACCAATCTAGCCAGGTCTTAACTGTAGTGTCAGTCAGCTCACGGTAGGTGTTGCGCACCACGGCCCAGCGGGTCCGGCGTATGCCGTCCGGTCCAGGCTCTTGCTCTTGGAGGCGTCTGAACAACTCCCAGCAGCAGGCAGTGGACTTCCCCGATCCGACCGGGCCCATCACGCCCCGGACAAAAGCGTCGGACTTGTGAAAGGCCCAAAGAGCAGGCGATGCCTGGTATTTAATCTCCGGCTTTTCTTTCAGCATCCGGCGCCATCATCACGAACTTAACCCCTTGCGGTGTGGTGACTTCCTTTTTGTCTACCAGGAGGCCGTGCAGTTTGGCCTTGCCCATGATGGCCTGCACTGCAGGACCCGCTGCCCTATCCTCCATTGCCAGGCGGCGGGCATCTTCGAGCTCGGTGGTGATCGTGTCCACGCTCGTCCTATGTCGTTCCAGTAGCTCGCCGCGCAGCTCGGCTATGCGGGCACTGGTGCCAGGATGATAATTGGCGAGTTGGCAGGCGTGAACCTTGACGGTTTCATCGCTCATGTTCTCAGCGTCATACGCGATGCGGTAGGCTGCCGACAGCTTGCCGCCATTCTCGACGACCCGCTGCGCGAACGCCTCCTGTTTTATTGTGAGTTTCTTATCCATCAGGATACGGATTGTATCGTGACCAGTAAGCCACCGCCTGTAATCACCTCGCCGCGATGGATTGCCAGGCGATCAACCTGGGAATCATCCGCGAATATGTTGGCGTGCTCCAGACTGTCCAGGGTGCATTTGAGCAGGTTGTCAATATCCCGGCGCCGTCGATCCGGTGGGTTGGCGATGATGGCGACATCGAGCCTGGTATCCGGGTTAAAGAACCCAGCGCCCCGGGTCATTACCTTCACCGCCTCCCGGTAGGCGACACCCTTGGCCGAGATATATATCCGGCCTTTGGCCATGCGCCAGTAATTATTGACCGACGGCGGCCAGGGCAGACTCAGCTGCACTGCCGCAGCCATCGGATTCTTCTCGCTTTCCGTTTGTGCTTCCCGAAAACAACGTCGTGCACTTCTCGGGTTGCCTCGTGTTTCTTTGGTGGTTTGTGAAACGTGCCATAAGTCACAAAGCTCTCGAATTGCCAGCAGGCCAGCCGCTCGTCCTTGCAACGCTGCCACCACCAGCAGTCCTGATCACAGGGTGCAGGCGGTGCGTCATCAAGTGGGACGTACTGCCTAGTCGCTGGCATCGCGTCCCTCAGTCTTGCGCAGCTCGTCCAGGCTGATGCCGAACTTGTGCTTGAACCATTGCGCCCAGGTGTGCCGGCCGGACGGCGTGCGTTGATGCCGTTTCGGCCATACCGCTTTAGCCGCACATAGCCTCATGTGCTGGCACTCAGGATTGGTCAATCAATTAGTGGTGCTCGTTGTCGTGCTGCTGTCGGTTGTTGATTCGTCGTGCCCGTCGCCACATTCAGTCGTGTCACCCGTGCAGACGTCTACGCCACTGGTTGAACCGCCGACCTCGATGCAGCCGACCAGGGTGTGCATCGCACCGACCGTCATCACTGTGATAACCACAATCTTTAACCAGAATTTTCTAACGTCACTCATATTCGCGGACCTCTTTGTTTAAGCTGATGCCGGCGCTGTAGGTGGTATCGCCGACCCTTATCATGTGATGGGTAGAACACCCGGCCAACAACAGGAAACAGATCAGGACCAGATACCCCAGGATCAGGGTTTCCCAGGACAATAAGATTTTCATGCTGCTCTCCTCGCGTTAATTAGGGCTCGAATCTTTCTGAGCTCGGCAATAGCCACCGCGTGATCAACCTCGGGCGGTGGCAACTGCTTGGCCATCTTGTGATACGGCGCCAGGCGCTCCGGTTTGCACAAGTGCATAAACTCCGGCAGCGTAGGCGGCCATTCCATGCCCTTTTCGATCAGCCTGGTGATGCCGTTCTTGATCTCATCCATGCTGAATTTGCCCAGCCCCTGCAGCCATAAGTCCGCAGTGTCCGTTATAGTTCCGTTATCGTTTGCGCACGATCCCCACGCGCTGTGAAATCGATGGCCGTAGAGTTGGGTCATCCGCTCCCAGAAGCGCGTTATCACTTTGATCTGCTGCTGCTTCGGCAGTGAGGCGAGCCTCAACTCGTGCAGTGGCAGCTGCTGCTTGTTCGACGACTGAGAGTTTTCTTCCATAATGTTTCCTCGCCTGTGGATAACTTTGTTCTCTAGTCAGACTAGATAGATACTGGTCTGTTAATTGGTCTGTTCCTATGGACCTGACCGGTTCGGTCGCATCACTCCTGACCGGATCGGTCGCATCACTTATCGTCAACCTGACCGGATCGGTAAGGTCGCTTTTGCCTAGAATCTCGTAGGTATTAGTGCGCTTTTTGCCGCGCCTTATCTTCCTGATCCAGCCCTTGCTCTGCAGCGAGGTCGTGGTCCTCGAGATGACATCCGGGTGATACCCGCACCGCTTGGATAGCGCCACCCTGCCAGGCCACACCGGGCGCGTGCTTTTGGGATCACGGTAGGAATAGAGTCCTATCAGGACGCGGGTTTCGATCAACGTCAGCGAATGGTCCAGAATCACCTCATTGGGCACGATAGCGAACATTAGGCGCCGACCCTTGCCTTACCACTACTGAATCGTGTTTGTCCCGTCACGGCGAACTCAGGGCCTCCAGGCCGGGTCTGGGTAGATATCGGGGCGCATCTCGTGGGGTGATATCTGCCCATCGGTGACTCGATAAATCTGCAGCACCCGCTCGGCTGGTATCCGGCCTTTCCACTTGGTAACTGTCATTCGTGACACTTCGAGCGCGGTGGCTAGTGCCGCCTGTGAGCCGAGAACCTGCTTTATTTTGTCTATGGGTTGCATGGGCGAACTATAATCTTTTTGGTTATTCTAGTCAATGTCCAAGCAGGTGCGATATTTTTTACGATTAGGGGTTGCATCTCGTAACCATATCGGTTATTCTCTATCTAGAGCAACAAGGAGAGTAGAGATGAAACTTACGAAAAAAGAAAATGAAACACTGAATCGTTTGATCGATCTTTATGAAGGCGGCAAGGGTCTGACAGTCAGCACCAAGCGGCTCCGCTGGACGATACGAAACAATCCAGATCGCCGCATTGAAAACCCCTGGTCGAAAATCGTTATCGACAACCTCAGAAAGAAGGGCTTGATCACGGCTAACTATTGTCAGTATGCCAATCACTTTTTCCACGTTCACGTTAACTAGGAGAGTAGAGATGAACATACCATTCGGCATCAAGTTCAAATGCGGCAAAGGCAAGCATTCCGACTACACCTATTCGGAAGTCTCGGCCTTCATCGACGGAGCTGATAACGTCGCCCCCCAATCACTTCGAGATGAGTACGTTGCATTTCTCAAAGAGTGGTTGGCAAACAAAGTGAAACCATCAACACTCGTTAACGTCGAGGTGCTGAAGGTTTTTCAAAGCGACCTGGACAATCGGTGCCAGATTGATTTCCGAGAAAGTCACGACCACGATGATTACATCATCGCGGGAGGTGAATACTTCGGACGGGTCGCACAAAAACTATCGGCCCACATTCGTGAGGCAGCATGAGCGCCCTGGCCCGCCGGACTGACCCGGACACTAGCCACCAGGCGGCGATCACTTTCGTGGCAGTCGGCAAGCACGCCAAGCAGATGGCCGAGGTGCTAGGCACTCTCAGGCGCATCAACGCCTCGGGTGTTGTGGTCACCAGCGCCGAGCTCGCGTCCTACATGAAAACAGACCGCTACGTTACGGCCCGGCGTTTGCCGGACTTGCGCAAGCGCGGCCTGGTCGAGCAATGCCACAAAACAACCTGCACTGTGAACGGCACGCCAGCAATCACATGGAGAGCACTCTGATGACAGAGCTTGATTTTGACCAGGAGAACATCAGCGCCCAGCTCGCCGCGATCCGCGAGGTTTGCGATGCCCTGATCGGGGCAACGTATACCGCCGAGCACTCACACGACGAGCTCGAGGAATTACTGGTGTCAAAAGAGGTCGTGGATTCTGACTTAAACAGCGCATACGCAGAACTGGTGCAGATATGGCACCGCCGCGAGGGCAGCCGGATTACGGATACAGAAAGGAGCGAACCACGATGAAAAGTTTTTCAGACACTTGCTGGGATTGGTCCGAGATAAAAGTTGAGATCGAGGAATCCCTAAAAAAAATTGACCAAGGTTTTGCCGGTGATCCGGCACAGGTCGAGGTCTACGTCGAGCAGCTGCTGGGCGCTGCCGGCGAGCTTAAAAAGTTACGCCCCGACCTGATCGACCACGCGCACTTGATGGTCCCCTCCTCTCGTAGATTGAAAACCTATCGAGCAGCTAGGGTCCCTCCTCTTAGGGGTGCGCGAACCCGGCGGGCAGCGACGTCGTAGGGGTCCTCCTTCCCCTCTCGCTGCATGATTCTGCGGTGCCGTCGGTAAACATCATCCTGGCGGCGCCGCCTTTTTTCCCCCACAACGAGGCAACAGTTATGAAAATTCTGAAACGAGAAGAACCCCTACAGATGAAGCAAATCGTAGTCGGCATCTACGGTGATCCCGGCATAGGTAAAACATCGGTCGCGTTCTCGACCAAAAACTCTCTACTGTTCGACTTTGACCGGGGCGCACACCGATCCGCTTTTCGCGGCGACACAGTGCAGATCGAAAGCTGGGATGAGGTGGCAAGCCTGAGCGAGAGCGACCTTAAAAGTTACGACACCATCGTGGTCGATACGGTCGGCCGGCAGCTCGACATCATTACTGCTTTCTTAATTGCGGATGATCCAAAAAAAGCGCGGCGAACCGGGGAGCTCACGCTCCAAGGATATGGTGCGCTCAAGGGTGTATTCAATTCCTGGCTCAGGCAGACCATGCAGATCGGCAAGGACATTGTTCTGGTCGCCCACGCCAAGGAAGAAAAGGCGGCCGGCGACGAAACCAATCAGCGCCCGGACATACAGGGTGGCAGCTATGCTGAGATTCTGAAAGCGACCGATATGCTCGGGTATCTGTACCGGGGGCCCACCGGCCCGGTGCTCGACTTCTCACCGACTGAGCGACACGTCGGCAAGAACGCTCCAGGGTTCGAGCCGTTGAATGTGCCGGACCTGCACGCCCAGCCTGCTTGGTTTGCCACAGTGCTGCAGTCAGCTAAAGACACTCTGAATAAGCGTAACAGTGCTAGTAAAGAGGTTGCCGCTGCGGTCGCAGAAGTACGCGAAATGGTGACCGAGGCACAGTCAGCGGCTGAGATAAACAATCTGGTGGCGGCACACATCACCGACGCCGAGAATAAATCAACAGCCACACAGATAGGCAAGCTGGTCAAGGCCCAGGCCAAGTCGCTCGGACTGTCCTATGACAAAAAGGCCAAGGCATTTGTTGCGCCCCAGGAGGCTGGCAGTGCTGCGGCTTAGTGCCACGCTGCTGGAGAGTTCACGCCTGTATTACGCGGGCGTGATCTCGCAGGAGTCGCTGATCGAGTCAATCGTCGGTGATGTCGTGCCGAATGAGCCAATGAAACTTGGTAGCGCCTTCCATGCGGTATTCGAGGAACCCGACGAATACCTGGAATGGTGGGACGGTGCCGGGGTATATCTGTCGGACGGATACACCTTTGATGCCCAGGCCGTAGATAAGGCAGTCGCAGATATCTGGGCACAGGCCCCAATAATGGAGGTGCCCAGCTCGGATTTAGTTTTGGGCACCGACTATGGCCCGGTGCGTATTTCATGCCGGGCCGACGCAATGGCGGGCCTGGATGCCTGGGAGCTCAAGACCACGCAGCGAGTACCCAGTCCCGAGCGTTACCTCAATTCGATGCAATGGCGGGCTTATGTCCTGGCATACGGTGTGACCAGTGTGACGTACCGGATCGTGCAGCTCAAGCATCTGAAAAAACCAGACGTCTGGACAGTGACTAACACCGAAACGCTGACGCTGTACCCATACCCAAACATCACGCAGGACGTAACAGCGGCGGCGACCCGCTTGGTTGAATTTATCCAACACCACAACTTAAATGAACACCGCCAGGAGGCGGCATGATTATGCCAATGAAACGAACCCACACACTTAAAGTCGCCGGCGGCACCTACCAGAAAGACGGCCAGGAGAAAACCCGCTGGCTCACTATCGGCGGCCTGCTGCGCGATGGCGATAAGCTCAAAATCAAGCTCGACACGATCCCGGTCGGCGAGTTCGACGGATGGGTGCAGGTATTCCCAGTTGAGGAAAATCCGAGTTATGGGGCCCCGCAGGCCACGGCCAGCGAGCCCTTCAATGATGATGTTCCTTTTTAATGTCTAGACAGTCAGGGTCCAAGCACATCGACAAGGAGTTGCAGCATCTGGAACTGCAGCTATCCTCTAACCTTGAGTATGAAGTCAATCGATTAGAGCGGAGCAATCAAGCCCTAAAGGCGAAACTTAAAAATACAAAAGCAGTGATTCAAACGCGACAAGAGGAAATTGCCCAGCAGCGCCGGCAGATAGACAAATTATGTGCTGCAGAGATAAGCAAAAAGGAAATGCACAAAGTCATCTGTGACCAGGCGCAGGTGATTTCCGATTTACTCAGCGAAAGAAAAACCACTGCCCCCGCGCCAATCGATTGGGTGCGGTATATGGCCGGCAAATGAAGTCCTACCTGACACCGGCCGAGGCTGCCGAATACTGCGGCCTGGCCGGTCCTGTTTTTGACGATAAAGCTGCTGAATATTGCACACTAAGCTGCTTTTTTTTCCTCAGTCAGCTCGTTGATCTTAGTCCACCACTCGGGTGGTGCGTTGCTGTTTATCCCGAAACTGCCGCAAAACTTGTAAAAAACTGATAGCGCCTGGCTGGGGTTGGATGAGGCGATGATTGCGGCTTGCAGCTCCGGTATTGTCATGGTTGGATTCTCCGATTGAAAATAAATTGATACTGGGCAAAACTTCTCCCGCCGGCCTGGGTCCGGTTCGAGATGCTCGGGCCATTTGATGCTCAATGCAGCACCCGATATCTCGTGTCCAGCAGTTGATCAATCAATATCGCTGCCTCGGAGTCAGGGACCATTAACTCGATCCGGGCGGGCAAAATATTATCCGATCTTTTGATGGTCAGCAGGTCGTCGTATTCAACCAGAATTTCGGCCCCGCTGTCCAATTTGACAATGACCCCTGTCATAGCATAGCCACATCGACCCGGTGCCGTTCGACCTCACCGTGGTCCTGGTGGTGCACAATGCAGTACATATCTCGGCCGGATCGGTAGCCCTTGGCAGCAGTCCAGGCATCCTTTGCTGCCATTGTTTTGAAGCTCTCCCAAATGCAGCCAGGATACTCGGCGACGTTCTGCGTGTGGATGTGGCCGGTATAAAAATATCGGTGTCGGGTCTTTCCCCAATCCTCGGCCCGGTCGGTTGCCATAATCCCCGGCAGCTGCGCGGGCCTGCAGGTATCACCATGCCCGGCCCCGATCAAGACCTGGCCGAATCGGTGAAACCAGAATTTTCCCGGGTTGTCGTGAATCTCGACCCGCTCGTTGCCGTCATAGAAAAGCGCCAGGGATAGGCCAAGCATCTGGCTGGTGTGATCGTCGTGATTGCCGATCAGATTTTTAACGATTACTTTCTCGTGCTTTTTGGCGGCGGCCTCGATACAGGTCATCATTGCCCTCACCCCGGCGCGTAGCACTTTAGACCAGCGGGTATCTACGTCGAGGGCGTGCCCACTGCGGGCGGTGCGGTTGTCCTGGGTGTCGGCATGGAAGAAGTCGCCGAGGTTCAAAAGGATGCAGGTTTGACTTCTAGGTGAGCAGGCGACCAGGCGTTTGACTGCCTCGCACAGATTATCCTCGGCAATTTTGAGATCAAAATCCTCGCCGGTTTCTTCGCCCCAGGTATATAGGCCCAGGTGCGGATCACCCATTGGGTAAATACTTAGCAGCTCGTCAGTGGTGTGCTTTGGTGCTGCGGCGATCCGTCCAACGCCTCGCCAATCTTCAAATGCCTCGGCAATGGATTCACGCAGGAGATCATCCCGGTTAGCTGTTGCTGTGGTCTTAACCCATTGGGCCTTTTGCTCACCGTCGGCATCGTAGAGCGTGCTGGTGCCTTTGACCTGGAACCCGGGCGCCGCGACCTTCGTCATATCGTTATCAGGCGCGAACCCCCTGGCAGCAGCCTTGCGCTTGATGCGAGCCAACGCCATATAGACGTTGCGCTCAGAGATTCCAAGCTGGTCAGCTGCCGCAGCCCGGTGTCCGTCGGCGGCAATCAGCGCCTCGATCAAACGGCGCTGGGTAGTGGTATCACAGAAATCTAAGAGTCGATTGTCCTGCATGAAATAACGCACCCTTTCGGTATCGCCAGGATGGCGCTGACTTCACCGTCCTGGCTCATAGTGGCGCCTATCTTGATAACCTTTTTGTCCTCATACGCGACCCACCCGACAGATCGGACTAATGGGCAAGCGACTGAATCATGGCCGGACCAAGTGCTATCTTGGATAATGTCCTGCCAGGTGATCTCAATCAGGGCCATTCTTGTGCTTAACCAGGCCGTTGGGAATAAGATAACCCATGATGAGCGGCACCAGGATCACCGCCCCGAGCAACCAGCCACCTGTCTGTATCACTTCGCCTATCAAAG